CTGCAGCCGTCAACCAGAATTGTCCCATTGCCGGTCACGCTCAGGCCATGCAAGCCATTCGTCTGAAAACTGCACTGCACAAAGCGATACACCGCGCTCGCGGTAGTCGCAACAGTAAGTCCACAACCCGAGGTTGGACCCAGCGCATTCATGAATGACGATCGGGTGAGCGTTGCGCCGGGGCAGCCGGCGCCGATCGTCACGGCAGCCATATCCGCCCCGGCCAGTCCGCCGGCGTCGAAAACCACGCCATCCACAACCTGCAAGCCCGCCGATATCACAACCCAGCTTGCTGACCCGACCAAGAGGATGCGGCGAATAATCGTGGATCCAGGTACGCCAAGAATCGCCGTGGTCCCAGCCAACGTCAGTGGCCCATTCACGATGTAAACGCGTGCGTCGAGCCGCAATGGCCGCCCACTCGCCGCAGCCGCGACAAACGCCGCCGTATCGTCCGTCACACCGTCGCCAACGGCACCAAAACTCTCGATGCTCAACGCATCTGCGAAAAAATTGGCCAATGGCCGGGCGAGTGTGCCACCCGACGCGGTCGCGCTGATGGCGGAGCCGTTGATGCCGGGCAGCCTGGCAATACCAGCCATGAAGGTTGCGTACGACAATGCGGCATTCTGGCCACCTTGGCCGATCGCGACCTGGTCGGTCGGCATCGGAGTGCCGCCAGCGGGTAGCCCGTCGATCAAAAATGGCGCCGGTGCACTGAGCGCCCCATTACCCGCGATCAAGTTCGCACCGATCGCGATCGTTTCGGGTGCTCCGATCCCCGCGCTCAAACGGCCTAACAAACTTCCCGACGGCACAGCCAGGGCAGGTTGAACGCCAGACAATAACTGCGCTCTGGTCGCGCTGCGGGCGACATCGGATTGGGAAACAACCAATTCATCGCTGTCGCTGACTGACACGGCAGGCGGCAGCTCGTCGATCGTGGGCATAGGCCCTCCGCGTCTCAGGTCGTGGTCAGGATGGGCTTGCCCGTTTGGTCCGTGATGGGTGCGCCGGTCTGGTCCGTCAGGGCCGATGGCGGCACGGGCGGTGTCGCCAGCGCCACGACGGGCAAATTGATGGTGCGCCCGATCACCCGCCCACTATTGGTGCCGATCGTGACTGTCACCTCGTAGATTGTCGCGGCTACGCCGCCGGTCAGCCACAGGATCGCGATAGCCCCATCGGCGCTGGCGGATTGCAGTGTCAGGTCACCGGGATTGTCCGGGCTGATCAGCACATCCAGCGTCATGATGGCATCGCCTTCATTGCCGGCGATCGCCTCAGAAATATCCACGATGTAGCCCAGCGTGTCGGTTGGGTCCTTCGGCGGCCAGCACAACGGCGGCGGCTGCGGACAGGGCGGCGCACCGCGCGGCACGATCCCAAAGCCCTCTATCGCGACCACCCGCGCGGTTGATGGAATCCACGAATAAACCGCTTGCGTCGCCATGCTGTTCCTCGTCTGCCGATCGTCCTGTGGGCGGATCACCACTCCACCAGGACCAGGCCAGGACCGCCCTGACCCCCAAACCCGGTGCCGACACCTCCCGCGCCACCACCACCTGGCAGCGGGTTTGAAGGGCTATTTACTGCGCTGCTGCTTGTACCGATCACGGGCACGGATCCAGCGGCGCCGAAAGCACCCCCGCCGCCGCCGCTCACCCAGTTTGCGCCGGCTTCAAAAGCGGTGCCGCCCGGCTGTCCCGCGATCAGCAACCCCGTGCCTGCCCCCGCGCCGCCGCTCCCACCTGCGCCCCCAGAGTTGAGAGCGCCATCTGCCCCCGCATTGCCACCGTGGGCGGACGCCAGGTCGGCGAATTGGGACGTGCCGCCGGCTGCACCGGACCCGACACCCCCGTTGCCGACGGTCACGAGGTACGTCTGCCCAGGGGTCACCGGGTAGAACCCCTCCAAATACCCAGCCCCGCCGCCCCCGCCGCCCGCGCCGCTTAGCCCCGAGCCACCAGCGCCGCCGCCGCCCCAAATTCGCAATTTCACGCTGCTGGTGCCGGCAGGAGCCGTCCAGTTGCCCTGGGAAACCGGCGTGAACACCGCCAAATTATGTGTGCCCGGGGTCTGCTGTGGCAGTTTCGTCGTGATAAACGGTGCTTCAGGCAAGGTCGCGATATTTGCTGCAACGACACTGGATGCGCCAGCCGACACCGTTATGACATAAAGCCCAAACCAGCCCGAATCGACGGCAGGTGTCTGCTGCGTCCCCGCGCTGCCTGGTGCCCCTGCCTTCAATTGCAATTCGACCTGCTGCAGCCGCTGCGTATTCTGTGGCGTCCCTGTCCCACCTGGTCCGCTATACGGCTGGCTCGGATTTGCTGCGTTATAGTAGGGCAGCACCACCGGGGTGGTATCAACCTCCAGCAGTGTCGCCTCGATCAAATAGTTTATCGCCTCGCCCGAGCCCGTTGGTGCAACCAGGGTGAACGTCGAAGCCAGCAGGTTCACACCAATGCGAAGCAGCGGCTCGGCCGGTTCAGCCGGCAAGGACCCGAACGGCAAGGTGTCCACCGCGCCGTATTGCGTAATGCTGCCGGGGCCAACGGTCACGCTCATCGATGCCGGCAATGTCGGCGTGCATGCCAAGCCATCAACGACGGTCTCGGTCCCCAGCACGGCCTGGGCCAAGTACCCAAGCGCCACCATGACGTTGCGCTCGATGTTGAGCACGTCGGTATCGAGCGGAATGCCGCCAGGATAGACGATTTGCCGGTCCATGCCAAAGCCTTTCAAACTTATTGCTGTACCAGAACCAGAAGAACCCAACCGGTGCCCTCAACCCACCGTTATGTTTTGCCGCTTGGCCCTCAAGAATGACGGGGGTTTTGGCGGGGATGGCACATCCCGCCCACCGTGCCTTGCCTTCAACAGGTTAGTCTGTGGCGGCATCGGAAAGCCGCATCCACGCGATGGTGCCAGCCGGCAACATCGGCGGTACAGCACCCTGAATGAAACTATCGGTCACGGCCGTCACCTCCATGCTGAGGTTGCCGTAGACCGGTATGCCGCCTGTGCCATAGCCGGCGAACTCCGCAATGCCGCCGCCGCTTGGCCGGAACACTGTGATGAAGAACTGATAGGGTAGCAACAGGCTGCCCCAGCCACCGCCCGCCCCATACCGGAGGCCGCCTATCGTATAACCGCCAGTGTCGCTCGTCCGTGCGGGCTCAAAAATGACCGGCGCGTGTCCTGTCAACTGCAAGAGTGACGTGGTCAGGGCCGCGCGTGTCGCGCGTGGCCTCAGTAACGACTGTAGAACCCTGGTTTGAAACGCACTGTCCGTTTCGTCGCTAAATCGTAGCATCAGGTTGCCGAAGAAGTCGGCACTGATCAGATCCAGGAACAGGCCAGTCGCGGTCCTGATCCGGGTCTGCGAAATGACCGCTTGAAGCAGGGTCCAAAAATTCGCAAAAGCCGTTCCCAAGCCTTGCAGCAAAGCTGCCAGCACAGGCGTCACATCTCCGAACCATCCTGCCGGCAGCATCGCCAGTAAGCGTCGCGCCATATCTGCAGAATCGCCAAGCATACTAAGACACCGTCACGCTGGCGGCCAGTATCACGCCGTTCATCGGTGCGGTCACGTCCTGTGCGGTGCCGTTGATCAGAGTGCTGGTCACACTGATCACGCTAGGATCTGTGGCATGGCAAATTGCTTCGATCTTCGAAACGGCCAGTGTCCCGGCAATCCCAATCCCTTGGATCCACGCGACGACATTCTGTTGCGCGCTCGCGGCCACGGCTGCATGGGTTATCGCGTTGGCGGTTTCCAAAATAACGGTCACAGTGACGTTGGTAATGGCAGGTCCCTGGACCGCAAAGATGGAACCGACCGGCCGTACTGCGTCTACGGCGCCCTGTGCCGCAGACAGGAGAGCCGTGCCCGGCGACCCTGTGCCATTGTCGACCACCACCAGAAAGCTCCCGGGCCTCGGATCCAGGTTGCCGTCCACATTCTCGATGATGGCCGTCCGCAGCCCGAGTTGCACGGCTTGCACGGCGTTCAGGATCGCCGTCGCGGTCGCCAATGATAGGCTATTGATATACAGCTGGAAACGCGCGCGGAACGCGGCGTCGGATTCCGCACCCAATCCGCCGGCCAATGCGGTAGCATTCGTCACCGTATCCACGCCCACGATCGGTGACGCGAGCAATCCGATGGTGCCGGCCTGAACGTTGCCGGCGGGTCCTACCGTGGTGCATTGAACCGGCACCGTTACGCTCGCCAGCGCCGCCGCCAGCAAATATCCGTTCGTCCCATTCCAGGCAGGATTCGTGGCGTCCGCTGTCACCGCAAAGCTCTGTGTGCCGTCGCTGGTCAGAACCACAGACCCTACTGGAATAACGGTTTGCATGCCGGTCGTATACCGTGCGAAAGTGACCACGCCGCTGGCGGCAGCGCCGGGCAGGCGGTAAAATGAAAAATCAGCCATCCAGCTGTCCAGCGCTGCCCCAACGCTGGTCGCCGCCCGCGTCGTCGATAGGACCTGCAGAATAAGCCATTGCAGCCAAAGCACGACCGACGCGCAAGACTCCAAAATCGCGCGTAACACGCTCCCGACCGTCAGGTCGATCAGTTGGGCCGACGCACCCTGCAAACCCGCTGCCATCTGCGATATCAAACCGGAAAATGTCAGAACGGGGAGCATCGTATTCGAATCCTACCGGAGGATGGCCAGGTGCAGGCAAGGAAAGGTTGGGGGGGATGTGCCATCCCCCCCACACCCCCCGTCTATTTTTTAAGTAAGGCGGCTGTCGATGCCTCTTATGAATTACGGGGGTTTGGGGGGACCGGCACGGTCCATCCAATTCTCTTGTGGTTTATTCCTCTCACATCCCCACTGAGAGCGTCAGCGTCGCGGTTTCACCCGATGGCGCATCGGTATAGGCGATGTAAACCAATACGCTGCCATCCGGTTGCGGGGAAGTGGTCACCTGGGGCTCTGGCTGATGGGCGACGGCGGCCTCCTGGTAAAGCTGGCCCCGGATCGCGCCCTCGATCGCCCGCCCATTGATAACGCCACCGACATATTGACCCAAGCCGCCGCCATAGCTCGGCTGCCAGGTATAATCATAAAGATTCGTCAGCAATTGGCGCAGCACCCGCTGTTGTCCGAGCGCGTTCCCGTCAACCAGACTCAGGTCGCCCGCCGGCGTTATCGCAAGATCGCCACTCCAGATCAGATTTGCGTCCGGCATGTGACATGCTCCATCAATCCTGCGGGTCGGGGGGCGTATCGTTCGGCGGATGCACGTGCTCGTTATAGACCCCGCGGAATTGCGCCAGGGATCCGTGCATATCAAACACGTTTCCGCTGACATGCAGATCACCGGTATGGGTCCACGTCGCCGCGTTGCTTTCGATCGAGCCATCGTTATGGAGCTTCAGAAAGCTCCCTGTGCGATGCAGCAGCCATAACTCCCCGGCCGGCGCATTCGGCGGCAGCGCCGCATTGGACCATAGCCGTCCAACCACAACGCCTTGCTCAGCATCACCGTCCTGCCAGATCACCACAACCTGGTCTCCGGGGGTGGGGGGACACACAAAGCCCCATCCATTGCCCACCCAAGGGCTCGCCATGGGCAGCCAGCCGGACAATACCCCCTCAGGCTGAACCGTCACGCGGGCGGTGAACGTCGCCGGATCCACTGACGTCACGACGGCCACTCGCGGATGCGCCCAGGCCTGGTCGAGCTGGGATGCGTGGCCACGTAACAAGTTCAGGAAGCTGTCCAAGGGATGCTCCGCGCTTCGACGTTCTGTGTAAAGCCGTGCTGGAAGCTGATGCGCCGATCCACTGAGCAAATAGTATAAACGCCATCAAAATCCGTATTGGTGCCGGCCAGCTGCATCGCCATGCGCGGGAACATCACCAAATCGCCGGGCATGTAGATGTCGATACTGCGTTCGTGTCCGGAAATCTGGCCGAGTAGCTGATTTGCCAGCAACTGCGCGTCCGTCGACGATAAATTCGGCCGTACCACCGTCCTTGTCGTGCTCAAACTGCTCGCGAAGCCGCTGGAACTGCTTTACATGACGGCAGTCTGCGAGACAGCGTCCCAGCTTCTGACCACCACGGTAACCCCGGCGGCGATATCCAAAGCGTGATGCATCTGCAAGCTGACGCAGTCTTGCGGCGTGATCGTCACCGCGGGGCTCGCCTGCGGCACCGGCGCGAAATTCAGCGTCTGCCCAGCCATCCAAACATCAAAGCCTTCAAGCTGAGCGAGCCAGCACAGTAGGTCCCATTGAGTCGTCGCCCGTGCGTGTTGCGTCAGGGCTGTCCGGGTCCTTCCGTTCTGATAATAGCGTCCCACCAGGGTCTGCGTCGGTGTCACAGCGGCATTCAGCCCCTGGCGATTGGCCAGCAGCGTCGCGATCTCACTCGATGTCTGGTTTTCAAAACTCTCCTCAATCTGCGCATCCACAAACAGTGCCGCCAGATCCCGTCCCGCCGTGGAGACCTCGCCGCGAATGGGATCGATGGAAACCGTGTCGACGTTGCCCGTGATCAGGCTCAGCCACGCACCGTCGAGGCCGATCTGCACCTCGGTCTGCAGTGGAACACCGGACCACGCGGCCACCTCGGAGCCATTCAACGCTGCCCTCACCCGAAAGCGGTCCGCCGAAAAGAAACTACTCGATTCGATCTCGGCCTCGATCACGCCATCCACACGCACGCCATTTAAAGACACGGCCGGCATCGGCTGTCGTGTGTTACTGCCCGACACGCGTCCCCCCGGTGCTGCTCGCCGGGATCACCAGCGTTACAATCCCGGAAAGCCAGGGATCGTCGATGTCATTCAGGCTCGCTATGGTGTCCCATTGCGCGGCATCACCCAGATAACGGCAGGCAATATCGAACAACGTGCCACCACTGACGGTCAGCGTTTGCATCAGACACCCGCATCCAGAAAATTGGTTGCTGCCCGGCCAACATAACCGGACGCCGCGGTCAGCGTTGCGAGGGATCCTGCGCTTGCCACCAGGCCCGGCAGGTCTGTCGCCGCCATCCCCGGCTCAGCGCTGGCCACCGCCGCCGCAATACTCGCCCCCGCACCGGTCAATGCCGCCGCTGCGGCGGCGTTTGCCTGGCTCCCCGCCACGGTGGCGCCCGCGGCGTTGACCGACGCGAGCGCCAACGCCACACCCGGGGCCGACGCCGCGACCGTCAGATCGGCAACGACATCAGCCAGCACCGTCACCGGTGCCGTCGCTGGGGCCGCTGATTGCGTGCCCACCAGCACCGTGCACACAATCTGATAAGGTATCCACCAACTGTTGCAGTATTCCAGTTTCAGGTCCGACACGATCACCGTTGCGGAGAACACGTCCCACGACAGTGGTGCCGCAAGCCCTCCAACGCGCATGGCGTCGAGCGCCCGCGCCCTATCCGTGGCGTCGCCGCCGGCCAGAATGCCGTGCCACGCGATCACCGCGTCATCGGCGCCCATCGCGTCGATCACGCGCGTCCCGCCCGGCAGCTTGTGCACCGCCAGGGCCTGCGCACCGCCGAACGCGAGTCCTTGCCGCGATTTCGAAGCCGTCCAGGTAAACACTGCCGAGGAACAGTCCCATGGTCAGCCTCCGATCATCGCACCGGTCGGAAACACATTGCGCCTGGGATCAAACCCGGCACTGCCATTTGCCGGCCGCCCCGCCTGCGCGGCCAGGGACTGGGCCATCCACCGCCCCACCAGCCTGCCGTCCAGATACACGTCACCTTGCGCCGGTCCCTGCCTATCCGCGGCACCAGTGCCGCCCGCCGAGCCGTCGGCCTCCGCAGGCCCTCTGGTGCCGCTTTGGCTCCCCGGCGGCACAGCCGGCCTCCCCGGTTGCTCCGGAAGCTTCGCGACGGCGGCCGGTGGTCCGGCCATCGCTGGACTGTCGCCACGTCCGGTTGGCGCCATCGCAACTGTCCCAATCGATCGCGCCGGAGCCTGGAGTGCACCTGCTATTCGGCCGCTCAGGCGTGGCGCCGTCTGCCCCTTGGCCGCCTGGGCCGTGGCAGCCCGGAAATGGCGCGTCGGCTCGCGCAAGCTGGTGCCTGCGGCCGGCGCGGCACCCGTCAGGCCGGGCGTGACGCGGATGTCTCGCAACGTTTGCCGCGCGTCCAGACCCCCTCGTCCGCCCGGAGCACCGCCACTCTCTCCCGTTCGGCCGCCGGGCGCCGCCACGTCGAGGGGTTCGCCCGATGACCTGTCAGGTCGCGCCTGCCGCGCCACGCCGGGTCGGCCGGCACCATCATGCCAATGCAGCTTCACCCTGTTCATGATGCCGCCGTGTATTTGCCGACCCTGACGCGACGCCTCCTGCTGGGGCGATGCCACCTGCGCCTGCCAACGGTCCCGCCGATCACCGCCGCCGCCTGGCCCAGAGGCGCCAGCGGTCTGGCTCACAACTGGGTTGCCGCGGCTGAACGCCTGCCACGCCGTCGCTGTCGTGGCTACGGTCACAACGTTACGCGCCGGCGCGACTTGACCATTAGCCCGACGGGCCCCGAACACCGCCGGCGACACGAATCCCGCATCGTTCCGTCGCACGAACGTGGCCATGCGATGAAGCGCCAGCCCCTTCTGGGCGGCTTCCAGGGCGCGCGCGCCTGTGGTCAAGCTCTGGTGCAACCGCAGTCGCGCCGCGAGTTTGCGGCCAGGTTCGGCAACATCGTCCAAGCCTTCCTCCCGATGCGGACCCGCACTCAAAGACCGGTCGAGCCGCTGCTCCACGACATCGAAACCCAGTCGAATACGTGGCCGTCGAGCTGCCCAAGTGCGACAACCCAGACCAACCGTTCCGGCGCCGGCAAGGCAAACGCCACGTCAAATGGCACGCCGTTCCGGACAAGATACAAACTGTCCACCAGATCGGCGTGCCCGCTCAGTTTCCCAGGTCGGTTCTCCCCAGCTCCGCGCTGTCCGCCGCCTGCAACGCGTCGGACACGGCCGAGATGCCGTCATCGCCCAGCCGGCGCACCAGCGCTTCGAGCTGCTCTTCGGTCACTGGCGGCGGCACCGGCACATCGTCGATGGCCGTCACCGAACACGCCAGCAGCGCCATCCCCAAATACGGCGCGTTCAGCGACAATTCTGCGCCCAGCGCCTTGAACAGCCGCAGCCGGTCCAGCGCATCGAGCCGCCGGCAACTCACGCGCCGGCCGGATGCGTCGACAGCCGAGTACGTCCGAGCGGCCTCGGCCAGCAATCGTCCAGACGGCGTCATCATCAGATACGCTGCCGCTGCGTGGCAAAGAATTCCAGCCGCTGCTTCACCGCGGCGTCACCCCGCCACGCGCCGGAATTGCTCACCTTGAACACCACACCGCTATATTGATACGTCGATGTCGAGCCGTCGACTTCCTGAATATACTGATACACTGTCCCGGCCGGTAGAAATCCCTGCGTGAAGAATGCCTGCTCCGCCGCCGCCATGAAGTCGTCGATCGTGCTCGTCCCACGCTCGACTTCAAAGCTGCCCTCCCAACCCTTCGGCAGTTCGGCGCCCATCGGCACGCCAT